TATGAAAGCAAGTACAATGAAGAAGTACAGAATTTTGCCCTACAACAAATGGGTAGAAGAAGACGAGCTGAGTATGACGATGGAGTTCCTAGAATACAGGTTCCAAGTCCTACTCCTAACACAAATTAATAAGGAGGCCATTATGGCAATAACAACAAATGCAATATGTGACACTTTTAAAAAAGAGTTACTACAAGGAAAGCATGACTTTGATACATCATCTGACACATACAAGTTAGCGATGTTTACAAGTTCTGCAACATTAGGAAAATCAACACAGAACTATGCAACTAACCCTGGGGGCGGACCAAATACTGAGGTAACTTCACCAAACTATTCAGCTGGTGGTAAGGCTTTAGTAAACCAAGGTGTAAAAGTTTCATCTTCTGTAGCTATTACAGATTTTGCTGATTTATCTTTTCAAAACGTAACTCTTACTGCTAGAGGTGCTTTAATCTACAATACAACAACAGACGGTGGTTCTGGAACTACAGACGCTGTAGCTGTATTAGATTTTGGTGGTGACAAGACTGCAACATCTGGAACATTTACAATTCAGTTTCCAGCTTTCACAACTTCGGCAGCTATATTGAGATTAGCATAATTTAAGGTTCTGAAGCTATGGCAGATACTATTTATACAGTTACCGTAGCTTCAGGAAACCTATACGGTGGAGGAACAGGCAACGTTTATTATTTAAATGGTGTTAGAAATTCCACTGGACCTGGAACTGTAAGTTGGGTTCAAGGAGCAACTTTAAGATTTGAACAAAGTGATGCTTCAAATGATGGTCACCCATTAATATTTTCATCAACTACAAGTAGAGACAATTATTTAACATCGGGTGTAACTTACTACCTTGATGGATCTGTTACATATGGAAATTATGTAAACACAACCACCTTCAACGCTGCAACTACTCGTTACGTTGAAGTAACACCATCATCTCAAACAGATTTTTACTATCTATGTTATGTCCATGGCATTGGTATGGGAGGTATTTTTGATATTACCTCAAACACATGGGGTGCTTTACAATGGGGTCAAGGAAGTTGGGCTGCTCAAGGAGACGCTGGATTTACAGTAACCGGTATAAGTTCAACATCAAGTGTTGGAAGTGTGTCTGCTTCAGGTGTAGTTGAAATTGGTTGGGGTGGTGATACTTGGGGCGAAAATGAATGGGGAGATCTTTCTGGCTCACAACCTACAATAACAGGACAACAATTAACATCATCTATTGGTTCTGAATCAGTTTCAGCAAACGCTGATGTTGATGTTTCAGGAATACAGTTAACATCTACACAAGGTGCAGCAATTGGAGGTACATCAGCATTAGTTGAAATAACAGGTAGTCTTGAATCAATGGGAATTGGTCAAGTGCAAATTGGTATTGGAGCTATAGCTTCAGGAATATCAATGTCTTCTTCTATTGGAGCGGCAACTGTTGACGAAACAACTTTGACAGGAGAAGGTTGGGGTAGAGGTGAATGGGGTGAGTTTGCTTGGGGTGATAATTTCTCAGTTCAATTAACAGGACAATCTTTAACTTCTTCTATTGGAAATGAAACTGCATTTACAGATGTTACCGTTGCCGTAAGTGGATCACAAGCTAGCTTTACACAAGGAAGTTTCTCACTTCAAATTGATGGAGATGTAACTGTTTTAGCTGCAGAGGATCAACTAGATATTACAAACGGAGGTGTATCATCAGCAACTGGGGTAGCAACAGTAGATATTGTAGGTCTTTCAATTACATCCTCTCAAGGTAATACAGTTGGAGGATTAAAAACACCAGTTGATGTGAATGGTATTTCCATGACTATTTCACAAGGTAATACTTCATTAGTACAAACCACGGTAGAATCGGTTTCAGGACAACAAGCCACTATGTCTCTTGGCTCTCATGCAGAAATACCGAGTCAAATAGTTGGTGTTTCAGGATTATCTTTAACATCATCTCTTGGAGAGGAAGGAATTACAGGAGATGGAGAAATTAGCCTGACAGGGCAGTCATTGACTTCCTCTATAGGTAGCGTTAATATTACCGCGTGGTCTGAAATAGATCTAGGCGTATCAAATACTTGGACAGTGGTTGATTTGGCTGCGTGATTCATGTAAAATAGAATTATTAAGGAGAATTTTTTATGGCATCAAGTTATTCAAGTGATCTTAAACTAGAGTTAATGGCAACCGGTGAAAACGCTGGTACATGGGGTGATAAAACAAACACAAACTTAAATTTAATTCAACAAGCAGTAGCGGGATTTGAACAAATAACGCTTACATCTGGTGGAACTGTAGCACTTGTGATGTCTGACGGTGCAATATCAAACGCAAGAAATTTAGTTATTAAATTTGCAACTGCAACAATAGCAGCAAGCACAGTTTTGACTATTCCAGATTCAATAGAAAAATTTTATATCTTTGATTGTTCAGGATTAACAAATGCCAATAACCTAACAATTAAAACTGCATCAGGAACTGGTTTTAGTCCAACTGTTGCAGGAGCTGCAAGTTCAAAAATTTTTGCAGCTTATTCAGACGGAACAAACTTAAAAGAAATATCTTTAAATACTTTAGGTGGCACGATTGCTACTGCTAATTTAGAAGCGTCATCAGTGACTACTGCAATAATTGCAGACGATGCTGTAACTTCAGCTAAGATTGCTGACGATGCTGTTGTCGCTGCTGCGATAGCCGATGATGCTGTAGGCACTGCTGCTATTGCTGACGATGCTGTGGGTGCAGATCAACTTGCAAACACATCAGTGACTGCGGGATCATATACTGCATCATCAATTACAGTTGATGCTCAAGGTAGACTTACTGCTGCCTCTTCAGGAGCAGGTGCTGCAAACATGCAAAATGTTATTTATCAAACAGGTGGTAACTCAGGAACTTACTCACCACCTGCTAACGTTTCAAAATATCAAGCGTTTGCTTTTGCTGGTGGCGGAGGCGGAGGCGGAGGCCGAGGAAATTGGGGTGCTCACGGTGGGAATGGTGGAACCGGAGGGTTTGGTTTTTATGCTGGAAACGTGACTGGTGGACAAAACTATTCTTATTCAATAGGTTCTGGTGGATCAGGAGGACCCGCAAACTTCAACTCTGTAAATCCAGGTCAAGCTGGTGGCGCAACAAATGTAACAAATTTATTTACTACTAACGGAGGAGGTGGAGGACCTGGTGGTCATAACTCTCCAGGAAGATCATCTAATTCGAACTCTAACGGAGATGCTCCAGGAGCAACACACACAACATTAACAAGAAGTATATTGTTTTCAGACTCCAGAGGAAATGCTGGATCTGGATCTTCAGGAACACCTGCTCAAGGTAATCCAGGTCAATCTGGAGTATCAGGTGGTTTAGTATTAAGTGATAATAGAGGTTAATTATGGCATATATAATTTTTAATAATAGAGGTGAGCTTTTAAACATAGCTGCAAATGACACAGAATTAGGTTGGTGGGTTTTTGCAGATAATTGCACTGTAAAAGATGTAAGCCAAAGTGATTTTGATAATGTAAGATTTAATTTAATGACTTGTTCTTTAGACGGAGACACAATTAATTATGAATCTAAATTAGGAATTGATACAGACGGCACACCTTTTACTACTTACATTTGGACAGATGCAGCAGAACTTCAATCGCATTTAGATTTGCTAAAAAATAAATTACAAGAATCTATAGATAATGGTCATACACAATACCAAGATTATTTAAATTATCTAGAATCTTTTGACGTATCTTCACTAACTTACCCATTAAATCAAAGTTGGGAACAGTGGTGTAATGATAATGGTGTAAACTTTTATAATACTTTACAAATAGTATAAAACCTTTAAAAAGGTTGAATGAATGAAAATATCATAACATTCAGCACATCTAAGGAATATCTTAATTTAAAAAGTTGTTACCCCACACCCTGCAAACTTAATATACCAGATTGGTTTAAAAATTTAAATCATGATGTTGATGATTTAACTGTAAAAGGTTGCATGCCTTTTTTAGATAGTTTAACTGCTGGTTATATTTTAAAAATACCTGCTGATATCCATTTAAATCATAATTTTTTTTCAGGTGAATATCCTAATACTTTTAGAGAAACACAATTTGGTAACAACATAGATCCTTATTCACATATTAAATTAAATATAAATAAACAAAAACCAGAGTGTCATCCTACAGAACAACTTAAAGGTTGTCCTATGAATAGAAAAAATAAAGATTTACCTTATCACAAAATTTTAAATCCTTGGGCTATAAAAACACCTCCTGGATATTCATGTTTATTTTTACCTCCTATGAATAACACTGATGATAGGTTTTCAATAATACCAGGAATTGTAGATACAGATACTTTTCCAACATTTATTAATTTTCCTTTTACTGTTAATGGTGATAAATATCCATCTTTAAAAACTATAATAAAACAAGGAACCCCTTATGTACAAGTTATTCCTTTCAAAAGACAAAGTTGGAAAATGAAAGTTGAAGGAGTTAATCAATACAGTTATTATGAAAAAATGTTTTTTCAATTTTTTAAAGTGTTACATAGTTATAAACTACAATATTGGAATAAAAAATCATGGAAGTAGATAATACTCATTTAAATCATCACATCAAATTTTATGAAAATCTTTTGTCTGATAAAATACATAATAATTTTTTAAAATTTTGTAGGTTAGAAAAAAATTATAGCCAAGGAACCCTTGCAATAGATCCAGATGTAAAAAAACATGTAACTAACAAATCAACAAGAAATGTTGAAGTTTTTAGTTTAAAAAATGGTGAAGAAGAAAAAAGTTTTACAAACATACATTGGTGCAATTATTTATTACATATTTTTGAATCTAAAATTACTGACTATTTTAAAAATTATAAAATACCAACCTCAGTAACAATAAATGATTTAGCACTTTTAAAATATACGCCAGGTGGTTTCTATAAATTTCATGCTGATCATTGTCCCGCAATACCTAGAACTTTAAGTTTAATCTATATAGTAAATGATGATTACAAAGGTGGTAACTTATTATTTGGTTCAGTCTGTGGTAAAAAAGAAATTATAGTAGAAAAGAAAAAAAATACACTTGTTATTTGGCCGAGTAATTTTTTGTTTCCTCATTGTGTTGAACCAGTAGAAGAAGGAACAAGATATTCGGTGGTGTCTTGGGCATTATGAGTTTTAAATATAAAATATTAAAAAATTTTTTATCACAAGGTGAAGTAGAATTACTAAATTGTTGGATAGAAATATATCACAGAAATAACCAAAAACATTTTGATTGGAAGATGAGTCCAAATGCAGATGGCTACGCTTATGGAGATCCAATTACAGATGCAATACTTTTAAAATCAACAAACAAAATAGAAAAAGAAATAGACAGAGCCTTATTACCTACCTACTCTTTTATGAGAGTAACAACAAAATTTGGGGATTTATATAAACATAAGGATAGAGAATCATGCGAACTTTCTGTAACTATACACATTGGCAGTGATGGAACTGATTGGCCTATATATATTGATGGTAAAAAAATTGATTTACAAAAAGGTGATGCAATAGTTTATAGAGGTGCAGATTATTTTCATTGGAGAGAAGAATTTTTAGGAGATTGGAGTGCAAATATTTTTTTACATTACGTTTTTGCTGATGGGAATTTTACAGAACACTATAAAGATAAAAGAAAAAGTTTTGGATTGTTTAAAACATTGGAGGAAAAATTAAATGAAATTCATTCAAAGTAAAAAAGACGGTTCTTGCGATATTGTCTTTTCTGATAAAGAAATAGAAATAATAAACAAACAAAAAAAATTAGTATTGACAGATATTTTGTTGAGACATTTTGGGAATGTATTAATGGCCATGGTTGCAAAATGGAACTTTAATTTCAAGGATGATGTAAAGAATGAGATGACTTATGAAGACACAGTAATTGAAGGTAAAGATGATACAAGTAGAAAATAATTTTTTAAACAACGATACATTTTTTTCTATACAAAAAACAATATCAGGTAATGATTTTACTTGGACACTATTAGAAAATAGTCCTATTTATTTAGTACACCCGCTTATACTTGAACAGGGTAAATACGTAAGTAATTTTACTAAAGATGTGTTAAGTGATTGTCTTAAAATACTTAAGCCAGATGTTGTTTTAGAATCAAATGTAAGACTTTTCACAAAAGATGCTAAACAAAAAGAATACATGCATCCATCTTCGTTTTTAAAAGAAAAAAAATATAAAACTTTTATATTGTCATTTAATTCTACTGATGGGTATTTAGAAATTACAGGTTTAAAAAAAATTAATTCGCAGGAAAATCAGGCAATGATGTTTGATTACATAGGTAATTTTGTACAAACTAACCCAACTGATAGACCTGTAAGAATAATTATTGAGATATTTTACCAAAAAAGCTAGTGTATTTAATCAATCAATATATAGTGTTATAATATTTTATGCCCTTAACAAAAGTAAATATAGCCCCTGGATTTAACAAACAAGTCACACAAACTGGTGCGGAAGGTAAATGGACTGATGGTGATTTTGTAAGATTTAGATATGGTTTACCTGAAAAAATAGGTGGTTGGGAACAAATACTCGAAGGCACTATAGCAGGGGCAGCTAGAGAACAATTTATTTGGGCGGATCTAGACGGTAGAAAATATGCTGCAATAGGTACAAACAAAGTATTAGTAGTTTATTATGAAGGAGCTTTTTTTGACATTACTCCTCTTGATACAGCTTTAACTGGTTGTACTTTTGACACTGTTAATACATCAGCAACAGTAACAGTAAACAAACCTGCACATGGTTTAGAGCCTGGAGATATTTTTTTATTTAGTTCAGTAACTCCTCCATCAGGAGCTGGATACACAGCAGCTAATTTTACAATAAATCCTTTTCAAGTTATAACAGTGCCAAACAGTGATGAGTTTACAATTACGATGGCTAGCGCAGCAGGGACAACGGTCAACGGATCTGGATCTGCTGTAGTTACACCTTATGTAAAGCCAGGAGCTTTGGGTGCAACATTTGGCTTTGGTTGGGGTACTGCACTTTGGGGTGGTGGCCAACAAGTGTTCAGTACCTTAAATGGAGCTTTAAATGATGACACTGCGGGTACTGGTGGTAGTGGAACATCGATAACTCTAACATCAACTTCAGGGTTTCCATCTACAGGTACGATCAAAGTTGGAGCAGAATTTATTGAGTACACTGGAATATCATCAAATGATTTAACGGGCATAACAAGAGATGTAGCAGGCACAAGATCTGCGCACCTTAGTGGAGCAGGTGTGGAAGTGTTTACAGGTTGGGGTATTGAATCGTTATCTTCAACACTTTCAATAGACCCTGCATCATGGTCTTTAGATAATTTTGGCCAACAACTTATTGCAACAGTTAAAAATGGTGAATCTTTTTCTTGGAACCCTATTAATGCCAACTCTAATGCTTTAAACACACGAGCAACTATAATACCTAACGCACCTACTTCTTCAGTAATGTCTTTAGTCTCAGACAGAGATAGACATTTAATTATGTTAGGAACAGAAACAACAATAGGAGATAGCGGAACACAAGATAAACTATTTATAAGATTTTCTGATCAAGAAAATATTAGTGATTATACACCTACCTCAGTAAACACTGCTGGAACATTTAGAGTAGACCAAGGAACTAAAATTGTTGGTGCAGTCCAAGGAAAAGATTACACTTTAATTTTAACAGATAATGCTGCATATGTAATGCAGTTCGTAGGACCACCTTTTACTTTTTCAATAAGACAAGTGGGATCTAATTGTGGGTGTATTGGTCAACATGCTATGAAATATGTTAATGGTGCAGTTTATTGGATGGGTGAATCTGGGGGATTCTTTGTGTTTGACGGAACAGTTAAATCACTACCATGTGCAGTTGAAGATTTTGTTTTTACAACCAAAAATGGAAGTAACCTAGGTATCAATTATGCAAGTGGTGAGTCTGTTTACGCTGGATTAAATCATCTTTATGAGGAGATATGTTGGTATTATCCTAAATCTGGATCTACTGAAAATGACAGGTACGTTTGTTTTAATTATCAAGACGGAACTTGGGTAACAGGATCTTTATCTAGAACAACTTGGGTAGACGCAAATTTATACGATGTGCCTTACGCAACTGAATTTAACACAACAGGAACACCCACGTTTCCTAGTATTCAAGGGGCTACAAACATTAATGGTTCTACAACTTATTATGCTCACGAAACAGGAGTTGACCAAGTGGATACAGCAGGTAATAAAACAGCCATACCTGCTTTTATTGAATCAGGAGATTTTAGCTTAAACCCTGACGGAACTAATGGTGAGTTTTTCATGAGTATGAGAAGATTTGTGCCTGATTTTAAAACTATACAAGGTAATGCTCAAGTAACAATATTATTAAGAGATTTTCCCGCAGATACGGAAGCTTCATCTCCACTAGGACCATTCACAGTCACCGGATTAACAAAGAAAGTTGACACTAGGGCGAGGGCTAGATTTGCTAGTTTAAAAATTGCTAATACTGGAACAGAACAAAATTGGCGTTTTGGAACTTTTAGAGCAGATGTTCAATTAGATGGAATGAGAGGATAATGGAACCAGATTTATTTATACCGGGTGATGAACAGTATCAAGGCGTGAATCAACCTTTGGGTATTGCCCCTCTTGTTGAAGAACAAGGAATGCCTTTACCTGATTTTAAAAAAGTTGCAGGTAATGTGATTAAAAATAAAGCTATAGATTATGCTGCAGGTAAATTAGGTTTAAATGCTGCACAAGCTACAGGGCTTATGTCAATTTTAGGAGTTGGTTCTAATTTATTTGCACCTCTTGCTGCAGTATCCGCACTATCAGGAAGATCTTTAGGCATTTCAGATTACTTAGCAAATAAACGTGCTCAAAAAAATTATGCTAGGAAAGAAAATATGTTGGAAGCTAAAGTTTTGTCCAATCAATTAGCAAATAAAGGAAGCCCAAGAGATGATGCTATGGGTGGTGGAAGTATACCTACTACACCTTCTGCACCAAAATCACCAGGAGTTTCAAACCCATACTCTGGTGGTATTGGTGGTTTACATTCAGGATATTAAATGGCTAGAGTAGATATAGTAATTCCTGAACCAACACCAAAATACACTGAGGAAAACCAAAGACAAGTAACTCAGTCTTTACGAACGATGCAAGATAAGTTAAATACTTCTTATCAACAAGAATTAAAAAATGAACAAGATACTTTTACCTGGTTTATATCATGACAATTAGATACAAGAATCAAGGAATAAATTTAAACTCAACAGGCACTATTAGTGTATTCACTGCACCTTCAGATGCAACTGTATTAATAAAACAAATTCAAATTAATAATGGTTCTACTAGTGCTGTTAATTTAAATGTGCAAGTGACTGACTCTTCAGCTACTGCAACATTTAGAATTTTCAATGAAGCTGTAACAGGTTCAGCTACCAAAGATATTATAAACCATACACTTGTGCTTGAAGCTAGTGATGTTTTAAAAATGACCGCAGGAATTGCTGATGAAATACAAGGTGTAATTTCATACGCATTATTAGATAGATCTCAGGAGAATGGCTAAACAAAAATTCACACATTTTGTGCCTAGACCAAAACCTCGTAAAAGACCGAGAAGACATACAAAAAATCTAAATAAGAAAAAAAAGTTGCAACACAATAAGAAATATAATAGACAAGGACGTAAACAATGAGTGATTTACCAAAAATACCTGCAGAAGCAATTGAGATTATCAAACATAAAAGAACGGGAAAAGTATATGATAACAAAGCTGATTTTGATGCTGATGTTGCTGATCCCAACACTGATACTACTCAAGATGATTTTAGACAAGACCTTGAAATAAAAGTAACTAGAGCTGGAAACATTGGTGCCAAAACTAAAAAATAATGGAACCTAGAGGTGCAACCGAGTTACAACAGGAGTTGTTAGAAAAATACGTATCAAAAGACTTATTAGATAAGTTTCAAATATGTACATCTATTCCAGGAAAAGTGCCACTGGATCCCAGTAAAATAAACATACTTTGGCAAAAGAACTCTTGGGATCAACCAAATCTACAAAGTTTTTTTAGAAACAAAAATAGACATAACGAATACGATTGGTATGTTTTCAATTCACATTGGTGTTATGAAAAATTTAGATATTTTTTTCAAATACCTGAAGATAAATCTATTGTTATTAAGAATGGGGCACATCATTTCCCTAAAAGAAAAATACACAAGAAAGGTGATCCTATAAGAATTATGCATCATTGCACACCTTGGAGAGGATTAAACGTATTATTATTAGCTATGCAACTTGTAAAAAATAAAAATATAACTTTAGATGTATACAGTTCTAATGATGTTTATGGAAAAGAGTTTGCTGACAGAGCAAATAAAGACACAGGGGCTTTGTTTGATCAAGCAAAAAAATTACCTAATGTAAATTATATTGGCTATAAGCCAAATGAATATTTACTTGAACACATTACAGATTATGATTTATTTGTATACCCTTCTATATTTGAAGAAACTTTTTGTGCTTCAGCTTTAGAAGCCCTTTCAGCTGGACTGCATGTTATTACTACTAACTTTGGAGCTTTACCTGAAACCTGTGCCGAGTGGCCAGTATATGTAAATTATACTAAAGATCTAGAATTATTAGCTGCAACTATTGCAGGAGCTATTGATATTTCTGCAGAATATCTTCACACAGATATGATGCAAAATCATTTAGATGAACAACAAAAATATTATAAAAAATTTTATAGTTGGGATAAAAAAGCTATAGAATGGGAAAACTTTTTGAAAGGAGCTTTACGTGTCAAGCAGTAAGTACATTAACGAAGATACCTACCAAACACTACAAGAGGTAAACATAGAAACCCAATCAGATTATGAAAAAGCAATTCAACCATTGTGGAAAGAAGATCCTAATCAATATAAAAATGTAGAAATATTTGTTGCAACACCTGTTCATAGTGAAGTCTCTATACATTACACTCAGGCTTTAATAGAATTTCAACAAGAATGTTTTAAGAAAAAACTTAAAGTATCTTTTCATTTAATAAAATCATCTTTAGTTACACAAGGAAGAAATTTGTCAGTAGCTGGCTTACTTGAATCTAAAGCTACTCATCTATTGTTTATTGATTCAGATATATATTTTCAAGGTAAATCTATATTTGCTATGCTTAAAGCAGATAAAGATATTATATCTGTACCTTATCCATTAAAAACTTTAATGTGGGATAAAGCTTTTGCTAAAATGCAACAAGGTTTAATAAAATCTCCAGATGATATAAGAAGAGCATTACATACTTATCCTATGAAAGTACCTGATCCTGATAATATAAAGGTAAATAAAGGAGTTATGGAAGTTACTGATTCACCAACAGGATGTATGCTTATTAAAAGAGAAGTTATAGAAAAAATGATTAAAAAATACCCTGAAAAAAAAATAGTACAAAAAACAGTTATCAATGGTAAGTATGTAAATAAACCTAATATGTGGAACTTTTTTGATACCTTACATGATCCTAAAGAAAAGACTTATAATGGAGAGGATTTTGCTTTTTGTAAGCTTTGGAGAGACATGGGTGGTAAATGCTATGCCTACATCAACGATGCGATAGTACATATTGGGGAACATCAGTATCAAGGCAAGTTTCACGATGAGTTGATATCAGCTAAGTAAAATGGTATTATTTCATATTTAAGATCTTAAAAGGAGTATTTATATATGCCACATCCACTAGCTATCGCTGCCGCATTATACGGTGGATATCGAGGATACAGAGGAGCGAAAGAAGCAGGTGCATCAGGAATAGGAAGATTATTTGGTGCTGCCGCAGGAGCTTACGGAGGATATAATTTAGCAGGGATGGTTCCAGGAGTATCAGCTCCATCACCTATGTCTTTGTTTAGTTCTAACAACCCGAGTGTTTTTGCTGGTAATCCTGAAATTGCTAAGAGGATGGGTGTTAATCCCAATCCAACAACTAATCCTAGAGGTTTAGATAGTATTTTTAATATTTTAAGAAAAGAGGGAGATCCAAACGCAGCATATAGTCCTGCAAGAGTTTCAGCTGCAATAGGTGCAGCAACATATTTAGGTGGTGCATTTGATAATCAGCCAACAGATATTTTTATGCCAGGATATAACATGAGTTATTTAGATCTTAAAGAACAAAGACCTGGATATACATATATTGATCCAACAACAGGTAATGAAGTTGCTTATCAAAAAATGTATTCTCCTGAAGAGGCAGGTAGAGGAGATAGAAGAATAGGTCCATACTCAATGGTTCAACAAAGATTAAAAGAGGGTGGAATAGCTGAAGTAAAAAAATTTAATGAAGGTGGTGTAAATTATCTTCCATCAAAAATGACTCACGATGAAAACGATTCTAATAATTATGTAAGAGCAACAGGATATGTTGAAGATGGAGCAGGAGTAGGTGATAAAGACGAGGATACAATGTTAGCTCAATTAGCAGACGGAGAGTTTGTAACACGAGCGGATGGAGTATTAGGTGCTGGAATCATAGCAGGTGCTAATCCAAATAGCATGAAAGACATGAGAGAAAAAGGTGCCCAATATTTCTATGAACAACAAAGAAGATACAAAAGAGTATTTGATTTATTAAAGGATAGAAATGGCGACAGCAAACAAAAAATCAATTAAACCTTTAGTAAGTATTTTACCACTAGAGCCAAAGGACATAGATACCTTTTGGCCACTAGCCGAGTTCATGGTAGCAGAAGCATTAAAATTTTCAGGTAATTATGCTGATGCAAAATGGATTCAAGATGAATTAAAAAAAGACATGATGCAATGTTGGATCATGTTTGGCTCTGATGAAACAGAGGAAAATAAAGTATTTGGTATTTGTGTTGGAAGAATAGGTGTAATGCCAAACTTTAACCAATATGAGATTGTTATTTGCACAGGCAAAAGAAGAGAACTATGGGAGGACAATCTTATAAAAGCTGTAACAGATTTTGCATTAGTTAACAAATGTAAAAGATTAAGTATAATGGCCAGACCAGGTTGGGAAAAAGTTTCTAAGAAATGGGGCTGGAAAAAGAAACATGTACAACTTGAAAAGTGGATAGGATAAAATTATGAGTTTTTTTGGAGGCGGAAGATCACAACAGGCAGCAACACCTACATCACAAACACAGTTTGTAAGAGAAGCTCCTGGTATAGAAGAAAGAAAAATAGAATTGATGGACATTGCGCGTCAGGTAGCGCAACAACCAATTAACCTTCCAGACTATCAAGTTGCAGGTTTAGGTGCATTAGAACAACAAGGTATGACTCAAGCAGGCACTACTGGTGTTGGCGCAGGAACTGTTCAAGCCGGTATCAACCAAATAACAGGAGCTGCCGCTCCTATTGGTGCTGCACAAATTTCACAATATTTAAATCCTTATCAACAATATGTTACTGGAGAGATTGGAAGACAATCTCAAATGATGCAAAATCAATTAGCTCAAAAAGCTATACAATCAGGTGCGTTTGGTGGTGGTAGAGAAGGTGTTCAACAAGCAGAGCTTCAAGGCAGAACTTTAGAGGCTATGGGTAGAGCACAACAAGCTGGTTTCAACACTGCATTAGGAGCAGCTCAAAGACAACAACAAGTTGGTCTGATGGCAGGTCAACAGTTAGGTCAATTAGGTGCAGGCCAACAACAAATGGCTCAAGCAGATATAAATCAGTTATTTGCTGCGGGTGGTGTTCAAAGACAACTTGCTCAACAAGCATTAGATGCACAAAGACAATCTACATTACAACAACAGTACGAACCATATCAAAGAGCAGAGTTCTTAGCTAACTTATATGCTGCAGGTCCTAAGACTCAATCAGGAGTTACAATGGGAACTGCTCCATCAACTAGCCCACTTGCTCAAGCAGTTGGAACAGGTATTGGTGCGTTTACTGCTTATCAAGGATTAAACAAACCAGCTGGAACATTTTAGGAGGTCTAGTGTCTTTAAACAAAGTATTAAATAGACCACTGTTCAGAAAAGCGGCTTTGAAAAAAGGTCACCTTAAAACTATTAATGCACAAACGGGTATTATGGTTGGGCAACCGACCACCGGAGCACCAGTTCCAGCTTTAAGAAAACCACCAACATTTTTTGAAAGAATGTCTGTAAGTGCTCCTGCAAGATTTGCAAAAAGTATATTTAACATTCCTTTTGCAGGTGGTTATTACGGTGGAGAAAAAGTAGCAGAAGGTTTAGGAATCAAAGATCCTTTATTGCAAATGCCATTTGGAATGACTGGAGGCTATCTAGCGTCTAAAGCATTGCCTGGATTAGCAAGTCTACCAGCTGCAACATCTGCAGCATTAATCGCAGGTCCTGCATATCTAACTATTGCAGGTGCTAAAGAGAGAGAAAGAATCGCTAATATGAGTAAAGAAGAGAGAGAAGCTCATATGCAAAAATCTAGGCAGTTTGGAACAGAAGGTTATTTAACTGATGATATGTTTGAACAACAGTTTGGTAAGTTTGTTCCAAAAGCACCCGACAAAGTTGAAACAAGAAAAAGTGCAAATATTGGTCCTGGATCAGGAAGAGTTGGATTTAGTAAAAAGAAAAAAGAAGAAGAATTAAAACAAGAGGGAGATCAACTATTAAGTGATAATGTAGTAACTTCTGATAATGTAGCTAATCTTGATACAGTTCAGGAAAATTCTTTGATTGGTGGATCTATTCCGCCAGGAGAAGAAGGAGGGCCAGGATTTATTTCAGAAAAAGATAAAACAACACTAACAACACAAGAAAATAAAAAACAAAAAGCAGAAGATACTAAACAAACACAAAATCAAATAAATGTTGGTGGTATATCAAACGATGCAGATTTTAATAAAACTATAGAATTAGCTAAAAAATATTATGATGAAGTTTATGAAGGAAGAGGATCGCAAGCTAACTTAGTATTTTTAGCTAACTTAGCATCTGGATTGCTTACAGGAACTACAAGAAAACAAGGTATTGGTGGTGCTATGGAAGTATTGGGACAAGCTTTAGGTCCAGCTGTAAACAATTTTGCAACTATTAAACTTAAAGAGGGTGAGCTTAGACAAAACGCTAGAGAAGCATCACTAAATGCTGCAATAGATCACATGCAGTTTTTAAATGAAAATGCAAAAGCAGCAGATCCAGAAAGAAGTGGAGGTGTGGTTCAAATAAGAGGAGTTGATGGTAAATTAAGAAATTATAAAGGCTATCAATTAAAAAATGGTACAATACAAATAGCTGCAGGAATAGGTGAGGATGGTAAAGAAACATTTACAACTGTATCTCAAGGAACACCAATAAAAGACTCTGGTCCTGATGGTATACCAGGAAACGAAGATGATAGAGTAATTGGTCAGTTTGAAGACTTTAAATTACAAAAAACAATAAGCTCAAGACTTACTGATTTACATGACATTCTTGGAAATAGATATGATGCCTTAGCAACAGCTCGTGAAGTATTATCTATTATTGGTAAAGAAGATGCAAAAGCTGGTGCTGCTTTGAGTGTTGATACATTTACAAGAAGACTATTAGGTGTTGGAAAAGAATTATTTGGTGGATCAACTATACTTGATCTAGATAGTGAAATGGCTAATCTTCAACAATTATACAAAGACGAAGTTGCTGCTTTAGATAGAGCACTTGCTGCAGATGAAATTACTGAATCTGAATATGAAAATTCGAAAAAAGCATTAGAGCTTGGAGATTTCAAAAAGGGAGGATTGTTAGCTGATGCAAAAGAAAGAATTCTTGAAAACTCAGGTAAGAAAGGATTTTATTCTAATTTATCAAGAGAAGATCAAGAAACACTTGCAGTGTATGAAACAAAACTTGTTTACGCACTTGCAAATACATTTAAAGATCAAGACCGTTTAACACAAAGAGATATCAATGCTGCTAAAGAAATTGTAAACATATTCTCTTTATCAAGATCTTCTGCTGATGTAAGAGCTTCTATTCAAGCAATAGCTAGAGGGCTAGAATCAGATATTAGAAGACAAGAAAGTTTATTTACAGCTGCTGGTGGTCTAGAAAGAACTTTACAAGATTTAAGAAAACTAAAAGACTTTACAGCATTTGAATCTTCATCAGACATAGCTTCACAGTTAGCAACTGATTTAGGTATTGATGATATTAAAAAAGAATTAGAAAACGTGGAGTTATAATGGCTACTTTAAAAGAAATACAAGACGCTATTGATAATAAAACTTTTGATCCTAGTAAATATGATAGAAGAACTAGGGAAGTTATAGATGCAGCAATAGACAAAGGATTGCTTAAAGGCCCTAAAACAGGTGATCTTATGAAACAAAGATCAGGTGCTGCTAAAGACGTAGCTACTATTGAAGAAGCAATTAAAAACCCTATTGGTGTTCAATTACAACGAGAAGGTAGTTCACTTGATGGTAGATCAGAAGCAGTGCTTGCAGGAGATCTTATAGGTTCTATTTATCCTTATGTTGCAATGAGAAAAAAAATATTTAGTGCAGCTAAATCCAAAATACCAGGAAATAAAGATACAGGTCTATTCGCTAGATCTAAAATGTTCAATAACTTTGCAGATAAATTAACAGCAAGACTACCTGGCAGATTTAAGTTATTAGGTGGTGCTATGAGGCTTTTGGCTAAAGTAGCTGATCCAACTATAGGTAGGGTGCTAAAAAGCCCTCTAGGACAGGCAGAAATCGCTTCTGTGCTTGGTGGAACTGCAGGTGCAGGGGTTGGATCCATAAGCTACGATATTCTTAATGAGACGGCTGGAACAGCCGTTTTAGATGCAATTGCATCAGACATGGAAAATATGGATAGAAAAGAGGTAGATACAGATATGTTAGCGAATGCTCTTGATTCTATGTTTACAGCTGCAATGTGGAATGCTGGAGCCGCAACACTGACACCAGTGATTACTAAAGGTTTGGGTAAAGTTGGTAGATTAGCTATTGGTGCAAAATCAAAAGACGCAAAAGAATTAGTAAATATAGCAAGAGATAAACGTTTTCCACTTCCCATGGTTATGACAGCTCAGGAAGGTGTTGGATTACTTGGTGGTTTTGCAAACAAGTTTTTTAAAGTTCTTGGTATTATGCCATTCATCAATGGTATTGGAAGAGAAGCTTTACAAGGTGCTGAACAAGCAGCAGGTAAAAATTATTTAAATAATTCTGTTCTTAATTATGGCCCACTTATTAAAACAGGAATGCTATCTGCAACTATTTGGAAACAAGCAGACGAAGCTTTTAAACAAAACTCTAACTTAATTAATACAAGTTACAAAGCATTTGATATGTTAGCTGATACAATTGGTAATCCTAAAGTAATTCCAACTAGTCATGTAAAACAAATGGCTAAGGAATACGTTGATGAATTAGCTTTACAATATCCGGGCATAAGATCATACGCACAAGATGCTTTAGGAAATATAGACATGAAAGAAATTGCAAAGTTACAAGGAACAGGAGATCCTCTTGCTTTGTTCTTTAGATACATGAATTCAATCGATGATTTTGTAACTCCAAAAGAATATAAAGGTATGATGACAACCTTAAACAGAGCAATTGAAGGGACTACATATCAAAATATAAGACCTACGTTATGGTCTATTAGAGAAGCTTTAGAAAATGATTTAAATAGTTTTGGTTCAAATATTACAAAAGAAACATTCTTAAAAGATGATGTTGTAAAAGCACAATACGATGCACTTTCAAAAACTAACAAAGCTTTAGCTGATTCAAATATAAATACAATGATAAGTAAATCAGAACAACTAAGAGATAAATTATATGGGGCTAACGATACATTTTCTACATTAATGAATTTTTATCAAAGATCAAACGCAACAAGAATATTTAGAGAATATAATGCAACCACATTTACTAACAAAGCACTCGCAGGTATTGGTGGCATGGAGAAGAAAAAAGCACAAAGATTTTTTAATGACCTTGCTAATGACGTATTTACAAGAGGTGACCCAACTGCAATCAAACAGTTTAGACAATTATTAGGTGCTGATAAAATAACTTCAAAAAAAATTTTGCCTGGAGCTACTAAAGCAGCTCAGATTGGTATTACCAAAGGGGGTGGAGAAGCATTGTACAATGCTGCTAAAGCAAGATGGATGTTTAATACATTCATAAAAAGTTTTGACTCAGCAACCTCACCAGCAGGTAGAACCATGATTGATGAAATTATGAATGATGCAACTGTAAAAACAGGTATCAACGGAACTGTTGATGTTATGGAAGCCATGGTCAATAAAGGAGATGTATTAGATCCTGTATTAGACTTTAGTGTTGATAAAGTAAGATTAGGTAATGGTGTTTTTGATGCAAGTAAAATTAAATTTAGTCCGAAAGATACATCTGGTTTTAATATTAATAAATTTATGAGAGAATTAGGAATTGGTGATATTACAGATGATGTTGGAAAAGAAAAATTAATTACAATTTTAGGCGGACGAGCTCAAGCAAAAGATTTTGAAAAGTTTTTAACTTATATGAAAGCAATATCCGATACCCCTATAGCTGATACTTCTACTTTTATGCAAAGAAGATTACAATTAGGTGGACTTAATTCGTTTACAGGTGCTGTGGTTCTTGGAGGTTCAGCTGCTGTTAACCCATTAGCTCCTGCATTATTTATATTATTAGGAAGACGTGCTGGTCAAATACTTACAGATCCTATAGCTATGAGAGCTTTTAATGATGCACTTAATCCTGATGAGCAAATAGCTTTACTTATGGGTAAAAAAGTTGGAGATGGTGTGCCAGGTGTTCTTGGTATAGGTAGAAGATATTTCAAAGGTAGAGATATTCAAACAGCTGCAAACATTCTACAGTCTCCAGGAGTTGTTGGAAGACTTGGTTTAACACAGAAAAGAGAAGCTTTTGCAAGATTATTAAATTATTTAAATGAAAATGATGTAGATGTACCAAAGATAGATGCTAAAGATATTACACCTGAACAAATTACAGAAAGAATGCAACAGTTAGATGCATCTGTGCCTGCACCTAGATACGATGAAAAAACAATACCTAAAAATACTTACGAAACATTGTTTGCACAAGATTTCTCAGGTACATCAGGTGATTTACAAACTGACAATAATGCAGTTACTTTTTTATCTACTGCTACACAAAAAGAAGCAGAGGTTAATGCAGAAGAAGCACCAATTGTAGAGGAAGAAAAAAAATTAGTCATGGAGGATTTACAACTTGAAGATCCTGTAGCTACAGCTCCTACTGCTCCAACGCCACCGAACACCGGACAAGTGACATCACAACAAGTAGCTGATTTGTTTCCAAACGATCCAACATCAATAGCTGCTGCAAGACGAAGAGAGGCTAGTCGTGTCTAAAAAATCTGCTTTACAGAAGATTGAGGATCACGAGAAGCTTTGCAGGATTATGCAAAAACAGACCTTTGAGCAGATAAAAGAGATGCAAGAAAGAATTAAAAGGTTAGAGTATTGGATAGTTGGTGGTATGGGAGCTGTTCTTTTAACTTTACTTATGGATATGATGCATTAAAAGATATGCATGAAGTTTATTAAGAAGTATCCTTACAAGCACTATAATAGATTTTCAGACACATCAGGCA